TGCAAACATTCAATTGTCTGCGCGATAAACTATTCAATTAGATATCGGAGCTGGGTCCCTGTCGCATACTCTTCCATGAGTATACAAGTATAGTTGTGTGTATCAGAATGGTTCTCACACCACAGCCGCACGGGGTCTGGAAGATTGATAATCTTCGGCCCGCCGCAGCTGCTGACACACACCGGTAAATTTCTGGAAAATTACAGAACTTCACATTTACCCAACCAATAAGGAAGGATTGATGATGTACCGACGTTAAGCTTTACTCCTGCAAGTTCATTAGCAGCGAGAAACTTCGTTCGCCATACCTATGGTCGTTAGACCTGGCTGTACATCACCTCTGTGAGATCCTGATGCGAAGGAAGGTGTTGGCCCGCTAACCGTTTTCACGCGGCGGCGCTGCCTAGCCCTCCCCCCCATTAGATTCCATAGTTCACCACCACACCTGCACACACAAGTAAGTGTAAGGAATGCTGGAAAGTGACGAAACTTAGTTGACGATGGACACGCAATTTTGCGTCCACCGGCGACCCCGTTTCCTGGGATCGACTTTTCGTTGTTTATGTTTTGTTCCCGTTGCCCCACAATTGGGCGTGACGGAAATGAATTTTATGCAAACGAAATGATTAATGAATTGTCCTCGGACTGACCTTTCCAAGTTGCCGTGGCGGCTGCCGACCCTGCGATCCGTATTGGACGTAAGGAGAGGAGCGTGCCCGGCTCATTCACAGTCACAATTGTGGTGTGTGAAAACTGGGAATAGTTGGCGAGGCCAAAGACAGTACTAGCACAGAACACGTGATCTGTTTGGAACTCGTCGAGGAAGACTGCATAGGCAGTGTTCGCGTCGACCGAGAGTCCAAGCATCTGGTATGAGAGTTTATAACGACCAACAGGCATTTGAAAGCCTTGTATGCCAAGGTTGACGATCCCCAGTGGGTTCGCAACCTCCCTATTGTAGGGGAGCACGTCGTTGTACTCAATCACTCCAAGATCTTGATCTTGCACAAACATGGCAGTGGTCCCAGGAGGAATACTCCCGGTGGAACCACCGACCTGTTTGTCTAAAAGTTCAATAGTGTATTCAACCTCGAGATAACCGTGCGCTGATTCGTCAGCACACCCTTCTGAAGAGACGTGAAGTCTCCCGAAGTCGTATGTCTTAAGGTCTGTGCCGGGAATGATGCTCGATCGTGTAAACAGTTTCTGGCGTCTTGTAGGAACCTTCATTTCGAAGATCCTCCAAGGAGCGCCATCGATCCACACAGTGGACTGAGACTGAGCGATCGCTGAAGAGGGCGGAGCGTCCAATGTGTCATAATCAAATGACATCAGGATGTTGCCGTCGGCATCAGTACCCTTGAGGTTCTTGTATCTAAACGTGAGGGAGTGGACAATGTAAGACTCATAAAGAGCTGCATGACCACTCAACCAAGGAAAGCTTTGCGCTAAGCCTGGGTTGCACGGAATGTCTAAAACATTCTTAAAAGATGCTGAACCATTAACAGTAGCAATTCGTTCGCACTCCCTATAGCGAGTGGAATTCGATCCGGTCTGACGACTAGAACGATTCATCGCGGAAGGGGCGCGTACAGTGTTCGTTGCTTGCTTACCTCTTTGAGGCGCAGAGCGCGCATTGGGACGCTGCTGCTTGGAAGTTTGTTTACGTCTTTGAGTAGACATAAGTGAACAAATATGGGATCCACCTGTCCGGGGCGGACTATACATCATAGTGGAACTTCACAGAATTGAAAATTCTGGGTGAAGGTACGCCGTGTAGTCTCTCGACATTTTGGTTAGTACGGAAGTATTAAGCTTTCTCTCACGGGCGAACACAAGTTGTTTCGTCTACGCGAGGAAAATGCACCGTTTTGGGTAATAACCCACTACAACCCCATGCCTGCATTCTTTAACGAGTCGCAGGCAGACTCTAGTTCGCGGTGATTACACCCCACCGCTGGGCAGTGCAAACTTACGATGGCGCTCTACGAGTGCCCCGTCTACGACCAAATGGATGTGATCGCGGAATTTTCATTTGAAAATCGCGTCGAACATCAAGATCGGGTCGATCACCTTTAATACCTTGGAGTGGAGGACAGGCCGGCAGGCCGTGAGCAATTGTTGCCACGTGCCACCATTTAGCCATCCCCCTATCCGACATCGGTTTCAGTTTTTGTTGAACGCGGCCTGAACGAAGAAGCATGACCTTATCGGACACCTTCTCCTGTTTCAGCTGCATCGCCCTCGAGATGTAGGCAGCGCGAATAAGCCAATCGTCAGTGATATTTTCACTGACACCAATGGCATCGCGCTCCTCCTTCTCATCTTCCGCTGGGAAGCGGGGCACAACTTCGAATTTAGCGAGAGAACTCGCAAATTTCGCAGTTTCAATACTGAACCCTTCTCGCCTATACAGTTGCAACCGAGAGTTAGAAATAAACCTCGAAGCCATTTTTCTTTGGCCTCTGGTTACTTTCCAATCGTCGGAAGCTTGTTGCAGCGGTACTCCATAACCGCCAAGATGGACGGGTAGAAACCAATTTGGTTTGAACCACCCGGTCCATTTGGGTTTCCATCGCTCGAAAGCCATCGGGATACATCCCTTGGCCCACGGGCAGTGTCTGACCATCTCCCCAACATCCTTACCAATTTGGTCGGGCGTTGCGAGAGAAGGAGACTCAATGGAACCTGCAGACAACAGACGTTGATTTAGGTACCCACATCGTATCATACGATTGTGTCCGTCTAAACGATACAACTGACTGTTAATAAGCGCTATGTGCTTAGAGTTATAGTTCTTGCCCAGAGACACCACCAAACCAGCTTCCTTAGTAACCTGTAAGAATACAGGGAAGAAGCTGGGCGGTGCTCTGAAGAGCATATCGTCACCATTGACGAGAACATTACTCCATAAGATCTTAACATCCTCCAATCGAGACTCGTCCTCTGCCAACCAGCGCATAAGTGCGCAACGGTAGCAGGCGAGATTGATTGTACAGAGGAGAGGAAAGCTCAAGGGGTGACCCATGAGTTGTCCTTCAACTTGATCAAGCACATCACCATCCGGATAATGAACCACAGCATTCTGCAGACTCTGCCATGCTAATTTGGAATCAAATAGGAACGTCAACGGCTCAAAAGCCGCGTTGGTCGACCATTTGTTCAACAAATCAGTTGCAGACTTGTAGTCTACTGAACTAAACTCCCAATCTTTGTGTTTCTTCGTGACATCGTACAGTTTCTGCACGGAGTCGTCGAGGTCGACAATCATTGTGGAGGTGGGGTGCTGTTTCCAGGCGCTCAGCATCTGTCCTTGGACAGGCTGGAGCGCGGTGTACAGATACCCGTCACCTTTAGTGAGAGTTCTAAATCCCGCGGGTTTAGGTATGATCTGGACTTCAACGTCCAAGATCCCTGAATCCCGCTCGTAAATACGTGACTCGACATTGGATCTTGCATGCTCGTAACTGGCTTGACGCCAGCTATCTGTAGCATTGTTAAGATCCCTAAGAGGACCCAAAGGGGTCTCCTCAATGTCAGTCTCCATAGATTGGAACAGCGATGCAGTGCCGTGCTCTTTACGAGACGCCTGCATGCAAGCTGATCCAGTCGGCATGAATTTGGTGGGTATTGGTGCCTTCTCCATAAAGGAGCCGGTCTTATTTACCTGTCCGCCAAAGATCTCCAAAGAGGTCTGTTGGATCATCTCGTAGAGATCCCGCCGCGGTTTGCCGCGCGCGGGTCCACAGATGAGGACTTTGTGGTCGCTCAGCGCCATCTTCTCTCTCTTCTCAGTCAATTCGGGCCAAGCCAGTTTCGACATAAGAAGTGAGTAACAGAAGGCGTAGTCGTGATTAATCACGGCGAGCTTCACACACCTTTTCAGCCAACCAGTAAAAAGAGGTTTGGTGACGAATGCGGGTTTGTCTGGCAGTATTTCACTGCGGGCAACCTTGCACATGAGACAGCCGAGATGGTACTTCAAAAAGTCCATTTCGCGATTCTCGTCGTCCTCCATCTCCTGTAGATTGGACAAAG